TCTACTTGTGTTAGGGGCAGCTGTCCCATTGCCGTCTGTAGATTGGCGACTTTTTCTTGGGTTCCTGTTTGCATTGCGGTTGTTTTGAGCGAGGTATCGTTGTTCATTGCTGCAATTTGTAATTGGGTCTTGTTCGCCATTTCGGCGGTTTTGAGTTGCGTTAGCGCTCCCATGTATTGAGAGTTGTTGTTTTGTGGCGCTGGTCCCGTTGGCGATGGTAGGGGGGCAGAGCCGGGCGAGCCGGTGATCTCCCAGGGCGACATGCCCAGTTGATCGCCCATTGTCTGGATGCGTTCAGTCTGTCGCTGTGTGTCTTGGGCGTATGTGGCATCTTGGACTGTATTATAGGCCGCGCCTTGCGAGGGCGCTAGTCCTTCTAAAAACGCGCCTTGCCTTGCGATTTCTCGCGGGTTTCCGCTGTCTAGCAAATTTTGTTGGTGTTGATAGTCTCGATTGCTGACTTGGCTTTTGCCGAACAGGCTGCCCAGCGTGTTGACAACGTTGGAGCCGGTGTTTAGTGCGGCTAGAAATGTTGCGGGGTCCATTGATTGTGCGGGGGCTTTCGCCCCCGCCCTTTCTTTTGCTTAGCGACGCGTGTCGCGATATTCTTGGTTTTGTTGATCGTTTAGCTGTCTGACGCTTGCGTGCATTGACATAAAACTTACTGTCATAGCTGCGCCGCTGTTGTTGATTACGCCGAAGCCGTGCACGTAGGTTCCGGCCACTGGGGCTGCTAGAATAATTGCTTGCGTTGTGTAGTGGGCGGTCATGAACTCTGTTGCTGCGCTCTGGTTTACTACGCCGGGCGCGATTTGTTGTGGAAAGGTTGCTCCCGTTATGTTTCCCATTGCGGCGCCTGCCGCAGCAGTGATCCGGTACATAATTGGCACGATTTCTACTTTTGTCGGTGCGAGGATTCTAATACCGGCGTTGAGTTCTACGCCGACAATGTTTCCCACTTGCGGCTCCGTTACCGTAAATTGTTGCCCGAAGACAACAGTATTGTTGTCGTTAAAGGTTGTTGGAACTACGGGCTCGTATCTGATCGACGATACGCCTAGGTCTAAGACTGGTGCGGCGTTGATCGCGTGTCCGTTCCATAGTGCAATATTGGTAAACACTTGGTTCATTGTTATGTTGGTAGTAATGTTTGCTCCAACTGATGTGTTGGATACAATATTTGGTGTTCCGATGCGATTTGGTCTGAACATTTAGGTACCTGCAAAGATGCTAGCGGCCACGCCCGGAATCGGGCTATATTTGGTGCATTTGACCATGGCTTGAATTTGCCATTGTCCGATTTGCGTTGTTTGGAACGTGTCCTTATATTCTTCGTCCTGATAATAATACCAGTCTTTATACGAATTTCCGTCGAATTTTGAAAATGGATATCCGGGAATTGTTGCAAAATTCGAATGCACTAGATTTGGTTGGAACCTGTACCATTGTCCGTATGGTTCCTGCATTTCGATTACTCCGGGCGGGAGTGTTGATCCGCCTGCCAGCCACGGATCCGGGTCCCACGGTATTGGCGCGATGTTTGCCCAGCGTTCCGGGTCTGCGATGATTTCATCGTAGCTGAAATTGGTTTTTTGCAGTAGTGGGTGAGCTTCGCGTGTATGAACGAGTGGATAACGGAATAGTGCCAGTACGTGGACTATGCCGTGTTCTTCGAAGATTTTACGCGGCATGTTGAAGCTGACACGATCGAGGGTTTTTCCTTGAAAGGTTCCGAGCGTTGCGTCGTCTGTGCCGTCTACGTCTGTGCCTGACATCATTGATGTTGACCGGCCGAGCATTTCTGGCATGAGGTTTCGTGGATCGACGTCTTTCCCGAGTCGTGAGCCGAATTTTTCCGACATGACATCTTGGTACCAGTGTGCGAACCATGCTGATTGGGCTTCTGATTTGTAACGTGATTGCACTAGCGCGAGGTCTTTAACTGAGAAGACGCCTGCTGTAATTGCGACTTCGCTATCCGTCGGATCTAGATCTTGTGCTTCCCATCCGGTGACGCCTCCGGCGTCTACGAGGTTGCCGCCGTTAAGAACGTGCGGCAGTCGGGCTGCCAGTCTGCCATATTTGCGGCAGTTTGCTGCGCCGGGCTCAGTAGTTGGATAGAATGTGTAGTCGTTTACGTCGCCGGGGCCGTCTCCATGTTTAACGAGGGAGGGGACTGCGTAGAAGTTGTGGAAAATTGAGTTATATCCGTAGAGGAGAGCGCGGTTAATTGTTGCGCCGCACGTTTGCAAGCCGAGGTATTCTGGATTGCGGTATGCTGCTGCGACTGCTACGCCCGTAAAGGACGGGCTGAAGTCCGGGCCTGCGTTTACAAAGTCGATCCATGCTTGGCCATAGGGAATGCGGTAGGGTACGAAGAACGCGCAGATATCCACTTGACATTCTGAGACGATTTCTTTGCGGTTTGGTGCGAGCCGGGCGATACCGTCTATGTTGAGTTCCAGACTTGCACCTGCCTCAACCGGGATTACGGAGAGTGTTTGAATGCGGCCGATTTGTCCGGCGCGATGTGATAGATGTGATAAATTGTATGCGGTTCTGTTCATGAGTTTGCGGGGGCTTTCGCCCCCGCCCTTTCTTTAGAGTGTGTTTGTGAATCCGAAGAGGGCCATTCCTGCGATAATGATTTGTGGAATAAGGCCATTGATTGCGTCTCGGAGTGTGCGGTAGAAGTGTTTACGTTGTTCGCGCGTCGGCATGTTAGATATTCCTGCCTCCGCGCACGAAAATACGAGCCGTTTTTTTTCGGCTCTTGGGTTTTCCTAGTGTGCGTTTCATTGAATGCTGGTCTCCATGCGGGCTTTTTCTTCCGCGAGGCCAAGGCGGAAGCGGAAGTTTTTGCGGGCTTCAGTGCTTGCGGTGTTGTCGCTGAGTGCACAGACAAGTGCGAACAGTTGGTCTGCGGAGGTTGGGTCCATTTGCGAGGTGGTTTGGTTTCGCGCGCTGAGTTCGAGCGCGCCGACGCCGGTTTGCCGCTCTTGTGCGAGCCAGACGCATGCTACCATGCGGTTGGCCGGATGGACGAAGCTGCTGATAATTGCTGCGACGTATTCTGAGGGGACTACAATTTTTGGCATTGCCATCACTTCGAGCGTGCCGAAGGTGAGGGCGTTGAGCGTTCGCATGACGCGATTGATGTTGTCGCGGCGCCATGGTTGGGGGCCGCTTGCGTATTCGAAATCTTGTTCGTTGATGCCGAGGGTGTCGAAGTCTGCGGAGGTGTATTGATCGATGATGCGGAGTGTGGCGAGTGCCGTTTCGTAAGAGAGATTTGGCATGTTGTACTTTCTGTTTTGTGGGTTTACCCGCCTTCGCGGTGTTTTTTCTTGCTTGGACTTGGTTAGAGCGGCCTGCGGTGTGGGACAGGGGGCCGCCCGGGGGGCTCTATGCCCCCTGCCCCACCCCTCCGGCCTCCGCCATTGTCTGCGGGCTTGGTGGCCGTGTCTAGAGGGGGGCGGTGAAATATTGGGGGTGGGTGTTGGCCCACCCCCGTTTTGTTATTCGTCGAATAGTGAAAGGAATTGCGTGAAGGTTGGTATTTCGTCATGTTTAAGGTGGAATAGTATTTCTGATTGGACTTCTGTTTCTGACATAGATTTCATGACATGTTTAATTTGATGTATGAGATTTTTGACTGATTGTCTTTCGAAGTCTGTCAGGGTTCGCTGCATTAGAGTTTAGCCTTGATATTGGCAAGAGCAGCGAGTGTTTCTTTCGCGGAAGCGACTGATTTGTCGTCTTCCTCTTTTTGTGCTGTTGTGAGGAACCGCGAGGTGGAAGCGTCGAGTTTGGCGAGCGCTTTAATTAGAAGTTTACGTTCATCGTTGGAGAACGTGTACGTAATAATTTTTTCTTTGGATTCAGTAGCCACGTTGTGTCTCCTTGTGCTTGATTGCACTCAGATGTTTTAGTTTGTTTTTTGAGGGAATGCAATCGCTTTTGTTGATTTGTGATAATTGTTACAAAGAAAAAAATGTTTAAGCGCGCTTCGCGCGCTTAAAGTTTTAGGAGCGCTTCGCGCTCTTTTTTGTTTTAAGGGTTAAGTAAGACGTCTATTGCGTCTGATACGTTGAGAAGTAGTACATAGAATTGTTCTTGTCGTATAGGTTTGTCTTTTTCGCCTAGTAGCTTTATCATTGCTTTAAGCGTTACTTGGTGATTCGACAGTTTTTGCAGGAGAAGTGTACGTTGCATATATGTGATCTCTTGTTGATGTCGTCCCATATGCTTTTATCGTCTCCTTGAAGTATTTTTTATTTATAGTGTGGGAGGCGTTTTTCAACGCCTCCCATGCTTTAGATGTGTCCTCTTCGTTTGTATACGTTGTCAGTGTATGTATAGTATTCTGCAGGTTGTGCGTTAAGGAAGCGCGGGTTGAACCGCGAGAAGAGTGTAGCAGCGAGGGGAGTGGTTGCAAGTTTGTTACCGCTGCTATTGTGAAAGATTTGCGGTGTTCGGTGGATAATAGGTTTTGGTGTTGTCTCAATGCTGCCTGCCTCAGCATTGCTGGTGGTATCTTCTGATTGTTGAGGCGTACGTTGAGGCTTGGGTGGCTTGCTACTGCTAGAAGTTGGTTCGGTGTTAAGGTTGATAGTAACTCCGCCAGAAGTGGTCTGCCGAGTTTGTGGCTTTTTCTCACTCTCCATAGAGTGTCGCTCCTTTTGTTGCTGCTGTATGATTTAGTGATGTATTTGGCCATGTATCCGGCTAGCGCCTGATTTGACCTGATTTGTAATGGTTTATCGGTTTTTAGGTCGTACGGCCATCTGTATCCGGCTGTACCCCATGCGTCATTGGGTGCGAACCGAACCATGATTGGCGAGGTAAATCCGTGTTTCCAGTTTGCCTTGAACGTGTTTAGTTCTCGTCGCGTTGGGATTGGCAAAGCTTTGTTAGGGTCTTCTGATCCTGCGGGTAGATGTGAGAAGAGGTGAACGACGTGAATGTGGAGGCGTCCATTTTTGGCGCCTTCCTCAACCACTGCGAAGTAAGTGTGGTAGTCGTTTTGTTTTTGCGCATTTCTGACCGTTCCATGTGCTGCTTGTGCGAGTTTGCGATCTATGTCTCGGATATAGTCGCGAAAGGCTGTGCTGTTTGCGCCGAATACGGCGTAATAGTTGCCCGGTGCGACTGTGAGTGTATTAAAGATTATGAACCAGCCTTGTTGCGCACGGTATGCGATTTCATAGGCTAAGGCTTTGTTGTGTTGTCCTGCCCTTTGGTCTCTACCGGCGGTGTTCATTTGTTGGACAATTGTTTGTGTTAGGTCGTCGTGTTGGGCTGGTCCGGGTTCTCGGAGGTCTTTGAAAACCCATCCGAGTATTTCCTTGGTAGGGGCTTGCAATAGTGAGCCCCCCCAAGGTGTGTAGTTTTTAAGTTCATCTCTATCTAGTCGGGAGGTGTAGGTTTCCAAGGCATGTATAAGGGAGGTTGCTTTTGTGCGATGGTCATCATTGAGTTCTCGCGTATTGCGTATGTGATAATTTAGTCTTTTGGTAATGCTTTGTGCGAGCGTTATAGCTTTTCTGATTTCTTTATATTCTGGATTGACAACGGCTAAATCGGTTATTCTCATCGTCTGCGGCGGGGTCTTTGGCTTTCGTTTACTGTTTCGGATGTTGATCCGTCGGACCGTACGGTTGTTGAGCGCGAGTAGGAGTTGTCTGTTTTTGGTCCAGTAAGGTCGCGCAAGAAGTTGCCGATTCCGCCGATTGCTCCGGCTCCCATTTTTCCAGCTGACAGAATCAGCATTTCTGTTACGTGGGACATTTCTTGGTTGATATTTGCCCATTTGTCTTTGGGTAGCTTTTGCAGATAATTTTTTAGAAACCCTGTTTCTTTGTCTCGGCCTTGCGTGTTTTGCATTAGCGTATATAGCGCGGTGAGTTCTGGCGCGAGATTTTGAATTTCTGTGCGGTATCCGGGTAGTTCGATAATTGTTTTGCCTGCCATTTGTGCCGCAAATTCTACGCTATCTAGGTATGAACGGTTTTCCGTCGCTACTGATTGTTGCGCAATAAGGTCGGACTGCGCGATTGACTGTGCACGTTGAGCTTTGTTGAGATCTACTTGTGTTAGGGGCAGCTGTCCCATTGCCGTCTGTAGATTGGCGACTTTTTCTTGGGTTCCTGTTTGCATTGCGGTTGTTTTGAGCGAGGTATCGTTGTTCATTGCTGCAATTTGTA